TATATTTATCAAAGCCGAACACGCTGGCAATGATGTCGGATACAATTGAAACCGTGTCGGCTTCGTTTACATCTCTGTCACGCGCATTCGTCAATATCTTCTGGAAGTTGCCGAGGGTCTTCGCAATACGTTCAGTGACCTTCTTTGGAATCGCCGCCATTTTGTTCCTCCTCCCCGGTGATGTTGATATGGCCCGCTCGTAGCGCAATCTGTCCAGGGTTTCATCGCGGTGCTTAACCGCCGCGTCGATCTCCGCCCTGGTCAGCCCGAAATCTTCCGGTTGCAACAGTCTCATCGCGCCCCCTTTTCAGTTGCATACTCAGGCCCCCGAGTATGCAACTGAGTATGCAACTCGGAATCTTCCAGTTGCATACTTGTATCTATTTGATTTTCAGAGTTTTATCCCCAAGTCTCCGAAACGCGGCCAGCCGGCGAGTATGCAACTAAAAGCCCCCTGGAAATCTCCGTAAAATGGGCCGCGAGAATGCAACTTTAATCCTGCTTTTCAAGCCCCTGCCAAACCCACCTCACGCGGCCCAGAATCATGTCGGGAATCCCCTCAGAAAGAGGAAGGGAAAAATCGTCATGCTCAGGATTGTCGGAGCGGAAGATTATCTGTTCCGGGCGCATGTGGACGCGCTTGATGACGGCCCCTTCGTAGGGGATCCAGACCGCATAAATGTAGCCGGTGACAATGGCGCGATCGTCGCGATCGACGCCGACGATCGCGCCATCGAGGATGGTCGGCTCCATGGAACGGCCCTTGACGCGGATGGCGACGATTGACGGCTTCCAGAACGACCTGGGGACGATCAGGGTGTCGATCGGCTCGTGCTCGACCAGGTCGCGGGCCGGCCCTGCGCCGGCCAGAGCGAATACGCCGATCTCTCTGAACCGCTCACTATCATATGAGCACCCATCTGCCGACGCCTTAGGCAAAAACATCTCACCTTCGCCAGTATCAAGAAAAAGTCGGTTTATCCGATAAATCTCGATTAGCTCTCTTTTTACAGCTTCAGACGGGACGGCCTTCCCACGTTCAATGTCCGAAATGTAACTGCCAGTAATGCTCATTGGCGCAGCAAAACCGTCCTGGTTTAGGCCAAGAGCTTTACGGGCAGCCCTCAACGCGCTCCCTGTGATATTTTCGGATGAGCCGATTTTTACTGTTGACAATTCGGATGCTCCGATTTTATGCTGTTGTCAGCTTAAACAATCAAGCCACGCGGCGAAAAAAGAGAGGCGATGACGTGACCTGGGAAGATATCCATAAGCAAGCCTTCAATGTTGCGTCAACGACTCCGGTGGTGTTCCAGCGGGAAGCTCGAAGCCTGATCGATCGGCTGCTGGAAACGGGAGCGCCATGGAGTGAAGCAAGAGCAGCATTATCCCGCCTAGCCGCGCGTCACTCGGCAAGCCTTCCGGAAAAAAGGGGACACGATGGACGTTCATGACGCCACCTCCATAGAGGAGCTTTTGCAGGCGACAGAGCCGGGGTCGAAGGATCGTCTCATGATGCGTCTATTTATTGAGACCGACGCCGACCCACGCAAAGCCTTCGAGCGGTTTGCCGACGAATACCCGATTGATACCCGTTTCTGGGCGGGCGTTCTGGTGATGGCCATTGAGGAAGTCAACCCCGGCGATCTCGCCGCGCTTGCAGACAAGCCAGTGCAGCTTCCGTCAATAGGCGCTCCGTGTCATCTGCCGGGGAGTTGTTAGCGTGGCGCAACGAGTCCACCAGGGCGGTCAAGGAAAGCTCGCCGTCGCGCTCAACCAGGGCAATAACGTGCTGGCCAATGGTGCGCACCTTCAGATGATCAACCCCCTCTTTAACCAGGTTGTCTCGTTTTTGAATAAACTTATCGACATCCATAATCCCGTCCTTTCCTGGAGTCTCCGATGAAAGCACATGAAATCCGCGCGTTGCTGGTGAAGCACCAGATCAGTCAGGCCCGGCTGGCCGAGGAGCTTGGCGTGAGCCAAGCGGCGGTGTCCGGGGCGATCCGGGGGAAGTGGAAGAGCCGCCGGATCTGCGAAGAGGTGGCGCGCCGGCTGAAGTTGCCGGTGACGAAGCTGTGGCCGAAGCTCGCGGCCTGAACGCTGAACAGACTATAGCAATCAAGGCGACGGCAGACAATGACAAAGCCCGCGAAAAGATTTGTCAGTGACCCAGGACAGATGAGCCTGTTCGAGATTCTCAGCCAGGAGCGCGAGGAGCGCCTGGAGACGCTGCCGGGGAGCCTGTGCGTGTCGGCGCGGTTGCTGGCGGCGGTGAAGGCGGCGATCAAGGCGGCGCCGAAGAGCCGGGAGACGCTGGCCGACGAGATGACGCAGCTTACGGGGGCGGAGATCTCGGTACACATGATCAACGGCTGGGTGGCGGAGAGCCATCCGCACCGGCTGCCGGCGGAGTTTTTGCCGGCGCTGTGCCGGGCGTGCGGGTCGGCGACGCCGCTGCAGGTGCTGGCGGACGCGGCGGGGCTGTTCGCCTTGCAGGCGCCGGACGCCTTACGGGCGGAGATTCAGCACTATGCCGAGGCGAAGGCGAAGGCGGGAGCCGAGGAGCGCAAGCGCAAGGCGTTGCTGGCGGCGATCGAGGGGGTGGAGCCGTGAGCGCACAGGTGCCGATCCAGGCAATCGCCGAGGCGCTGGGGCTGACCCGCGCCGGGGCCGAGAAGCGTGCCAAGGCCGAGAACTGGCCGTATGTCGAGGCGGCCGCGAAGGGCGGCCGCGGCGGCAAGCGGCGGGAGTATGTGGTGAGCGGGCTGCCGGAGGGTGTGCGGGGAAATCTGCTGGAGAAGCGGATCGAGGCGATCGATGGCACGGTGGCCACGCTGCCGGTGGTGGCGACGCCGATCCTGCCGGCGGTGATTGAGCCGCGCACGCTGCAGGCACCGGCGACGCTGAAAAAATGGCAGCGGGAGATGATGGATGCGCGCTGCCAGTTGCTGCAGCACATGGAACAGTTGGCGGGCACGTTCGGGACGAATCTGGCGATCGAGATGCTGGTGAAGGCGGCGAAGGGCGGGGCGCTGCAGCCACACATCCAGACACTGATCGGCCAGGCGAACGCGCGGGGCGGGAAGAGCGGCAGCCGGACGCTCTCGCGGTCGAGCCTGCTGCGCTGGAAGCGCGAGCTGAAAGAGGCCGGGGGCAACTACGTGGCGCTGGCGCCGAAGGAGGTGCAGCGCGAGGCGGTGCCGGCCTGGGCACCGTATTTCCTGAAGTGCTACCGCAAGCCGCAAAAACCGTCTGTGCCGGATGCGCTGGCGGAGCTGGCGACACTGATCCCGCCGCACATCACCTTCCCTTCCGAGGCGCAATGCTACCGGCTGCTGGCCAAGATGAGCAGTGTGGATCGCGAGCGCGGGCGCTGCACGGGGAACGAACTGCGGGCGCTGAAGGGGTTCCGGCACCGCGATACGTCGGAGCTTGACCCGTGCGCGGTGTATCAGTGCGACGGGCACAGCTTCAAGGCGCGGGTCGCGCATCCGGTGCATGGCAAGCCTTTTCATCCGGAGGTGTGCGCGGTGATCGACGCGGCGACGCGGATGGTGATGGGGTGGTCGGCGGGCTTGAGCGAGAGCAACCAGACGGTGGCGGACGCGCTGCGGCACGCCTGCACGATTGACCAGGAGAAGCCGTTCGGCGGCATCCCGGCGATTTTCTACACCGATCCGGGGAGCGGCAACCTGGCGAACGTCAACGCCGACCCGGTGCTGGGGCGCTATGCGCGGCTGGGGATCACGTTCAAGACCGGGATCGTGGGGAATTCGCAGGCGCGCGGGCTGGTGGAACGGCTGCAACAGACGCTGTGGATCAAGGCGGCGAAGCAGTTGCCGACCTTCACCGGGAAGGCGATGGATCACACCACCGAGTACAAGACCACCCGGCTGGTCGATGCCCAGGTGAAAAAGACCGGCGGCAGCGCGCTGATGCCGAGCTGGCCGCAGTTCCTCGATCTGTGCCGGCAAGCGGTGGAGCGCTACAACCATGCGCCGCACAAGTCGCTGCCGAAGATCGTGGACGAGACCGGGCACAAGCGCCACCTGACGCCGGCCGAGTGCTACGCCGGGCATCTGGCGAAGGGCTGGGTGCCGCCGACGATGAGCCAGGCGGAGCTGGACGATTGCTTCCGGCCACGGGTGACGGTAACAACGCGGCGCGGCGAGGTGCGACTGTTCGGCAATGTCTATTTCCACGGCGAGCTGGTGCATCACGGCGGCGAGAAGGTGGTCGTGGAGTACGCGGTGCAGGACGGCAGCCGGGTGTGGGTGCGCGATGTTGACGAGCGGCTGATCTGCATCGCCGGGTTCGAGTCGAACAAGAGCGCGATGTTCCCGGTGGCCGAGGTGGAAGTGGCGGCGGAGAACCGCGAGAAGCGGCGGCTGGCGAATGTCGAGCGCAAGCGCGAGGAGATCATCGAGGAGCGGCGCGGGGTGATTTCTTTGGCCCCGGCGCCGGAGCTGATCGAGGCGTCGCGGGCGGCGCTGGAGATTGAGATGGCCGAGGAGTCCGCGGCCAATGTGGTGGCGCTGCCGACGGACGGCGCGGGGCGGCTGCGGCTGTGCCGTGATCTGCAGCGGCGGATTGCCGAGGGGAGCTGCATCGGGGAGAGGGAACGCGCCTGGCTGGCTGACTACATGCGCGGGTCGGAATACCGGATCTTCGCCGAGGTCGAGCAAGACCTGGCGGCGCAGCAATAAGAAAAGCCCCGTTGGCGCGGGGCTTCAACCGGCCTTTACGGCCAGTTCAATCAAGGAGGCTTCAGAATGGCACAGAACGATTTACCCGTCAATACGGTCGCCCCACTGACCAACGTCGCCCTGCTACAGGCGGCAATGGCGCGGGCGATCACCAGCCCCACAACGGAGCGGCTGCTGGTGCTGCACGGCCATGCCGGCTACGGCAAGACCACGGCGGCCGGCTACGTGGCCAACAAGATGCGCGGCTACCGCGTGGAGTGCTGCTCGCACTGGTCGCGCAAGGCGTTACTTGCGGCGATCCTGCACGAGATGGGAATCCCGGCCGGGCATTCCATTAACGACATGTTCAACCAAGCCGTCGAGCAGTTGGCCAAGAGCGGTCGTCCGCTGATCATCGACGAGGCTGACCACCTAGTGCGCAACAGCTGCATCGAACTGGTGCGGGATCTCCACGACAAGTCCGGGAGCGTGGTGCTGCTCTCCGGCGAGGAGGGGCTGCCGAAGAAGCTGGAGCGCTGGGAGCGGGTGCACAGCCGGGTGCTGGAGTTCATCGCGGCGCAGCCGGCGGACCTGAACGACGTGCGGCACCTGGCGAAGCTGTACTGCCCCGGCGTAACGATCGCGGAGCCGTGGCTGCAGGAGCTGCACAAGCAGACCGGCGGCAACACGCGGCGGGTGTGCGTCAACCTGATGCGCGCCCGGCACGAGGCGGAGCATCTGGGGAAAATCGACCTGAACGGCTGGGCGGATCGCGGCTGGTACACCGGCACCTCGCCGAATCTGCGGAGGGCCGTATGAGCCGGAAACCGGTGAGCGAGATCAACCAGATGGAGACGCGGGCGGCGCTGTGGGCGGCGATCCGCAGGCTCGGCGCGTTCACGCCGAAGGATGTCCGCTACGAGACGCGGTGCAGCCGGAGCCAGGTGGAGGAATACCTCAAAGGGCTGGCGGCAGCCGGGATCATCGAGAAGAGCATCGACGAGCCGGGGCTCTACATGCTGGTGAAGGACTGTGGTCTGGAGGCCCCCAGGGTGCGGCGGGACGGCACGACCGTGACGCAGGGGCTGGGGCGCGAACAGATGTGGCGGACGTTACGGGGGCTGCGGGAGTTCACGGCGGTGGATCTGGCGGTGCAGGCCAGCACCGAGGAGGCGCCGGTTTCGACTGAAACGGCGAAGGAGTATTGCCACTTTCTGGCGCTGGCCGGGTACCTGGCGGTGATGCGCGCCGGGAAAGGGGTCGGCAAGGGCGGCGAGCTGACTCGCTACCGCTTCGTGTCGACGCGCAACACCGGACCGCTCCCGCCGATGATCCAGAAGGTCAAGGCGGTCTACGACCCCAACCTGAAGGCGGTGGTGTGGAACAGCGCGGAGGGCGGCCATGACGCAAAATGACCGCATGGAGATCGCCCGGCGCGCAGTGGCGGAGCATGGGCAAGCCCGTGTCGCCGAGCGGATTGGCAAGTCGCCATCGGCATTGAGCCAGGTGTTGAGCGGCAAGTATGCCGGAAGTCCTGACATCATCCTGGAGCTGATCGAGGCGGAGTTCGGGGCGAGCACAGTGGCGTGCCCGGTGCTGGGCGAGGTGCCGCTGATCACCTGCATCGAGGAGCGGGAGAAGCCGTTCAAGGCGACGAGCAGCCAGCGGGTCAAACTGTGGCGGGCTTGTCAGGCGTGCCCGAGGAGGAAGTCATGAAACGACTGATCGAGAGCATCCGCGCACGCTGGGCGCGCAATGAGGAGCGCCGCCGCTTCGCCCTGCTGTTGGCGGCTGGCGGGAGCGTGACGGGACCGAGGAGGAAGGCATGAAGATCATCCTGATCGGGGCGGGGTTTATCGCGGCGTTTGTGACCTGGCATGTCCACGGCCAGAACAAGGATCTGATGGCCGCGCTGGACAAGCAGCGGGCCGTCATCGAGCAGCAGAAGGAGCAGCTTCAGCGCGACGAGCGGATCATGTCGTCCGCCATTTTCGTGACCGTTAAATGACGTTGAAAGGAGCAGTAAACGAGATGGACAACACGGCAAGAAAGGTACCCGATGGGTACATGGAAGATCAGTTCGGCCGGTTGGTGCCGGTCGACCAGATCCGGGAGATCGACCGGGAGCGTGACGCCCTGGTGCAGGAGATCGTCGGGAAAGCGCACGTCGTCTCGACGCAGATCCAGCAGTTCAAGGCCGGCGTTATGGGCGATATCCAGGCGTTTGTCGATCTGTCGGCGGAGCGCTTCGAGGTCAAGATCGGCGGGGCCAAGGGGAACATCACCCTGCTCTCCTACGATGGCCGCTACAAGGTGGCGAGGGCGATCGACGAGTACATCGTGTTCGACGAGCGGCTGCAGGTGGCCAAGGCGCTGGTCGACGAGTGCATCCACGATTGGTCGGAAGGGTCGCGCTCGGAGATCCGCGTGCTGATCAACGATGCGTTCCAGGTCGACCAGCAAGGAAAGGTCAACACCAAACGGATTCTCGGCCTGCGCCGGCTCAACATCACCGACGAGCGCTGGAAGCGGGCGATGGATGCGATCGGCGAGAGCATCCAGGTGACGGGGAGCAAGGCGTATCTGCGGGTTTACGAGCGGCAGGCTGACGGCAGCTACACGCAGATCAGCCTGGACGTGTCGCGGTAGGGGGCTGCGATGTTCGAGCTGCGCTGCCTGTGCACCAGCCCGAAGTGCGGCCGGCACGAGTTCCCGCTGCTGCGGAGCAACGTGGTGCGCAAGTCGACCAGCGGGCAGCCGTACACGATCAGCCAGGTGGTCTGCCCGAAATGCAGAATGTGGGCCGAGGTTCAGGAGATCAAGGAGGTTAAGGGATGATTTGTCCGCAATGCGATTGCCACCACGACGGGCCGGAGCTGCACTGTCACGACTGTTTGCAGGATCTGGCGCGGATGCTGGAGAGCCGGGATATCGCGGTGATCACGGTGGTGACGGAATGGATGCAGTGCCACCTGGTGAAGCCGGAGCGGCCCGACGAAATCGAGTGTCCGAAGTGCATGCACGAGTTTGAAATCTAACCGAGGAGAAAGACCATGAGCTACGCACTGAACACCCCCTGCAACGATTGCACAAAGGCCATTATTTGCACCGACCGGGCCGTCCTGTCGGGTGCCATTGAAGGCATCCACCGGATGCCGTTCGGGGTCGGCCACCACGGCGCCGGGTCGATCGACCTGAATTGCTGCAACTACAAGCAGAAAGACCCGAAATAACGCGAAACGGATCAGGGACAGTCCCTGATCCGTCGTCCGGAGGTGGCGCTCCGGGCCTGATGAGCAGCCAAGGGAATGACGATGGCAATCAAGTTTTGTACTCCGGCCTGCGGCAATCTGCGGTCGGTTCGTTATGGGTTCGACGGTTCGCGGGTGGTGGGAGCGGGTTACGACAAGCGGGATCGCGTGGCGACCTGTGCGCTGCGGCCGGCCGAGACGATCCATATCAAGACCGAACCTGAGTGTCTGGTGAACAAGGAGCGCTGAGATGGGGATGCACTTTGCGCGGATCGAGGAGAGCGAGCGGCTGCTGCGGGTTCACCGGCTGCTGTCTGACGGCAATTGGCACGGGACGCGGGAGATTGCGCTGGCGGCGGATGTGTGCGCGGTGAACTCGATCATCGCCGAGCTGCGGGCCAACCGCTATGACATCCGCACCCGGTGCGTGGGGCGCGGCCGGTACGAGTACCAGTTGCAGGTCGAGGACCAGGGGAGGCTGTTTTGATGACGCGCGAGGAGTGGGCCAAGGTGGAGAAAGCACTCTCCGGAATCTACGGCCAGGCCAAGCTCAAGGTCGAGGACTGCGAGATCACGTTTCAACGCCAATTGGTCGATAAAAACAAGCTGGGGATTATGACCTTCGTGGACGGGCATTTTCTCGGGGTGTGGTTCAGCGCCGAGAAGCCGTGTCCGGAGCAAAAGTTTCTCCGCCCATGCTCTCGCTTCACGCACAAGCCGAAAACTCGCGCCGAGCTCAAGAAGCTCCCCAAGAAAACGCGCGAGGCGTGGGGGGACTTTTATGACCCAGACCGAAAGTGGAACGGCTTCTCCCCGTTCTGGCCGAACGTCACGGCGATCCGCCGGCACTACCAGAAGTCGTTCCAGAGCATCGAGCTGATCGAGGTGCTGGGATGCTAGGCGACGAGCGGCTGATCGAGATCATGAACGGCGGCCTGCGCTGCAAGCGGCCGACCGAGGTTTACAGCCGGGTGTGCGGATTCTTCCGGCCGGTGCAGGCGTGGAATTTGGGGAAGAAGGAAGAATACAAGGACCGCGTGACGTTCAAGGCGAAGTGAAGCCCCCGGCACCAGGAGGGGGGGGAGGCGCCGGGGGCTTCGAGACAGCGAACTGCCTCCGGCGCGGAGTATAGCGAAAGGGTTTTGAGATGGCAACGCCTAAGCAGATCAAGCTGATCCATGTCGTGAAGGGGGCTTTACTCCTGGACGATGCGACCTATCGGGCGATGCTGGCCGGGTACGGGGTCGAGTCGAGCAAGGATCTGCGCGACGCCCAGGCGGAGCTGCTGCTGCACGACTTGCAGACCAAGGCGGAGGCCGCCGGGGTGTGGAAGCGCAAGGGCGCGCCGGCCGGCAAGGGGCGCGCGCCCCGGAACATGCAACGGCCGCCGGCCGAGCAGTTGCGCAGCTACGGCCGGTTGTCCAGGGCGAAGCAGCTGGAGAAGATCGAGGCGCTACTGACGGTGGGCGGCAAGTCGTGGGAGTACGCCGACGCTCTCGCGCTGCGGATCTGCAAGGTGGACCGGTTGACGTTCGTGCCGGAGGGCGATCTCTACAAGATCATCACCGCCCTGCGGAAACAGGCACAGCGCGAGGGGTGGGATTTGAGCGGGGAGACGAAATGAGCGACAAGCATGTGTCACGGGTCAAAAAACTGCTGAACCTGTCGAAATCATCAAACGTACACGAGGCCACGTTGGCCATGGAGCATGCTCAACGTCTCATGGCGGAGCATAACCTGACCATGCAGGATGTGCACGTCTCCGAAGTTAATAGCCATCGTGGCCCCATGGCCAAGGCGAAGTCCCCGGCTCGTTATCTCCAGGGGCTGGCGCAGATGGTTGCCGAATCCTTTGGCTGTCATGTGTTCCTGTCCGCCCGAGAAATCACCTGGGGGAAATGGGAGACCTCAGTCTGTTTCATCGGAATCGAATCGGCGGCCGAGTTGGCCGGCTACGCTTTCGACGTCCTGCGGCGGCAACTCGAACGGGATCGCCGCGAGCACGTCGTTGGCCTGAAGCGCTGTAAGCCGGCCACAAAGACCCGCCGGGCGGACGCCTTTTGCGAGGCATGGGTCTGGCAGGTGCGCGGCAAGGTGCGCAAATTGGCCCTGGCGCCAGAACACGAAGCGGCCATCGTCGCATGGAAGGAAAAGGAGTCTCTGGACTTAGTGCCGGGAAGTGCGCGCAAGAGCAAGGGGCTGAAGGCCAACGATGTCAACTCCTTGGTGGCCGGAGCCACCAAGGGAAAGTCGGCCTATCTCAACGCCGGGGTCGGCGGGAGCGAGAGGAAGCGTCTCATATGAACCTTTCCTGCCCCTGCTGTTATGCCGAGTTCCCGCTGGAGGCTGCGATCGAAAGCGACGCCGGCCGGGATTATGCACGGTTGCTTCTGTCACAGCCGCCAGCCATACAGCGAGGGCTGTCGGCCTATGTCTGGCTGTTCCGCAGTGCCAAGCGCAATTTGAGCTATGAACGGCGGCTCAAGCTGGCAAACGAAGTCCTGGGGATGGGCGCCGATCCGCGCCAACTTGCTGCCGCCTTGTCGGACACCGTCGAAGCCTTGCGAGCCAAGCGAGACGCCGGTGATGTGCGGCCGTTGACCGGGCACAATTATCTGAAGAGGGTGCTGGAGTCGGTGATGGTTGTCGGCCCGGCGGCGTTGGTGGGCTCTGGTTCAGTAAACGAGACCCGGCCGGCCACCGGCAAGCGCCGGCAGGCGATCGAGGTGCTGGCGGAGTGGGCTGGGAACGACTGGCTGCGCAGGGAGATCGCCGAGGGGCTGATGGCGCTGGTGGCGCTGAGCCGACCAGGGACGCCGGGGGCGGATACGATCGAGCTGACGGCCGGGGTTTGGGAGACGGCCATGCGCTCGGCCGGGGTGACGGTGGAGCAGATCGATCACGGCCGGGTGCGGGCCGGGTTTCAACCGCTGCTAAAGCGACGTTTAGACGAGTGGCCGGAGCCGTATGCGGTGATCGCCGAACTGCCGCGCCGCCCGGCGCAGAGGAAGCTGGAGGAGCCGCCGCCGACGGCCGAGGAGCGGGCACAAAGCGCGGAGTTGTTGAGACAGGCCCAAAAGACGTTGGGAGGGAGACGGTGATGGAGGAGTTTGCGGAAGCGAGGGGCGTGCAGATGCTGCTGGACGTGGCCAACGTGCTGGGCGAGGCGCTGGTGGAGGAAGGGGTCGAGCAGGAGAAGGCGCGGCAGCTGGGGCTGTTGGCGGCCGAGCGGCTGCGGGATGTCTACGGCGGCGCGGCGCTGTATATCTCGAAGACCACGGCGCTGATCCTGTGCAAGCGCGATCTGGAGATCTACGACAAATTCAACGGCTTCAATCATCCGGAACTCGCCCGGCAATTCGGCTTGACGGAACGGCGCATCCGGCAGGTGATCAGCCGGGTGCGCAAGGAGAGAATGCGCAGGGATCAGCCTGGGCTGCCGTTCGACCAGGACGGCGATCCCGAGGCGGCTTGACAGACACCCCCTCCCCGGTTTATTGAATAAAGACCACTTCGCCCCTCCCTTCCCGGAGGGGCTTTTTGTTTGTCAAAGATGAAGCGCTTCCTCTGACCATCCCCCCGCAAATCCCCTAGATTGATCTTGCCATGGGCGCGGACACGCCCAACCTCCTTGAACCGGCCCAGGCGCCTGACGACCGCCGGGGCCACCATAAAATACCCGAGGCCATTGGCCAATTGCACCACGACGGACCCGGCCGGGAACTCCCCGGCCGGGTCGGAGACTAGCAGATGCCTCTCGACGTTTTTGCCCAGGCCCTTTCCTTCACCCTCCAACGCGAGGGCGGTTACGTAAACGACCCGGACGATCCGGGCGGCGAGACGAATTACGGGCTGTCGAAGCGCGCGTATCCGGATCTCGACATTCGCAACTTGACGCTTGAGCAGGCCGCGCAGATCTACCGCCGCGATTACTGGGACGCGCCGGGCTTCGGCCGTCTCGCCGAGGTGGCGCCGTGGGTGGCCATCCGGCTGTTTGACCTGGGCGTGAACTGCGGCCCGGTCACGGCCGGCAAGATGCTGCAGCGGGCGATCAACACCATCCTCGGCGTCGATGTGCCGGCCCGCCGGCTCAACCCCTGGCGCGAAAAGATCGCCCGACTGACGGGCGGCAAGCCGCTCCTGGTCGACGGCAAAGTCGGGCCGGTCACCATCGAGGCACTGCGCCTCTGCCCTTGCAACGGCGCCGAGCTGGCGGCGCTCAAGGGGGAGGCTTACATCCATTATGCGCGGCTCAACCCGGTGTTCCGCGCCGGCTGGCTGGAGAGGTTGGAGGCATGAACCCGGTCGAGTTGTTCGCCCCGCAGAGCTACATCCAGGCGACGCCCTATGAGCGCCACCAGGTGGCCAACGGCTGCGGCCCGGGGGGCTGGTTGCAATACCTGATCCCGGCGACGATCTACGGCCTGAAGATCGAGGAACCCTGCAACATCCACGACTGGATGTATGCCACCGGGTTGACGAACGAAGACAAGGCGATCGCCGACCGGGTGTTTTTGAACAACCTGCTGCGGATCATCGATGCCAACACCCGTTGGGACTGGCTGCGCTGGCTGCGGTACCGCCGGGCGCGCAAATACTTCGAGGCGGTCGAGCACTTCGGCGGGCCGGCATTCTGGAAGAGAAAAAACAAGCCGGAGGAGCTGTTCACCTACGAACCTCTCAGCCCGTGGAGTCCCGCATGAAAGGCCTGTTGATGGTCCTGGTGCCGGCCTTGCTGGTCGGTTGCCTGTCGGCTTCGGTCGAGGTCACCTACAACGAGCAGATGCAGCCGATCAGCTGCCATGCCTCGTACCTGTCGCTGGGCCGTGACGTGGAAGCGGCGGCATTCAAGGTCTGCGGCAACGATGCAACCGTTGAGAAATCGGCCGGCTCGGATTTTGTGCGGCAGGTGTTGGAGGCCGCCCTGCGCGCGGCGGCGCTGCCCTGATGCCGGATCAGTTCGACGAGGCGCAGCGTGTGGCGGAGATGCAGCTGGGGGACGCCCTGGCGGCGCACCACCGGCGCGTGAACGAAATCAGGGCGACGCATGGGTTGGCCGAGTGCGCGGAGTGCGGCGAGGAGATCCCGCAGAAACGGCGGGAGGCGGTGCCTGGTTGCCGGCTGTGCGTGGGGTGTCAAACCAAATTTGAAGCGACGATGAAGAGGGGTTGAAATGGAGATTGATTGGAGGATGACCTACAGCGTTGCCAAGGATGTGCTGTTGCTCGCCGCAGTGATCTACACCTGGTGGTGCAACCGCGAGAAAGTCACGGCGCGGCGCTTCGAGGCGCTGGAAAAGGACGTCTCCAAGCGGGTGACCGACGAGGCCCTCAAGGCGATCGAACACGAACGCGAGGCCAATTGCGACCTGCACGAGCAGCGCACCCGGAAAGTGGAGCAGGACGTGGCGCGGATCGGCAATGACATCCGGCACATGCCAAATCATGCCGACCTGGCCCGCATCCATGGCCGCATCGATGAGGTGCACGGATCTGTCCGCGAGCAGACCGGCCTGGTCAAAGGGATCGGGCACCAAGTCAATCTGATCCTCGAGGCAATGGTGAACAAATGAGCCTGGCACAGATCCTGACCGAAGACATCCGCCTGGTGATCCTACGCTTCCTCGCCGAGGACGCCGGGTTCGACCTCAATGAGTCGATCATCCACAGCGCCCTGGGGACGCTGGGCCACAACGTCAGCCGGGATCGGGTGCGCGTGGAGCTGGCCTGGCTGGCCGAACAGGGGCTGGTGACGGTGCATGAAGTGGTCAGCGTCCAGATCGCCACGCTCACGGGCCGCGGACTCGACGTGGCCGAGGGTCGCGCGCTGGTCCCCGGCGTGAAGCGCCCCGGGCCGAAGGGGTAGACATGGGCCGCAAACGCCAACCGTCCACCGTCGATCTGCTCCCGGCCGGGGTGCGCCAGCAGTTGCAGGCGCTGCTCGACAACCCGCGCGTCACCATCCAGCAGGCGGCCGAGACGGTCAACGCCACCCTGGCCAAGCTGCGCGCGGCCGGGGATCCGGACGCACTCGACCCGGCGTGCCCGGAGGAGATCAGCCGGAAAGCCGTCAATCGCTACGATCTGAAGATGCGCGAGGTGGGAGCCAAGCTGCGCCAGGGCCGCGAGGTGGCGGAGGCGTTCATCGCCCGGGTGGGCGCGGCGCCCCAGGGGCAGATGGGCTTGCTGATCAACGAGATGCTGCGCGGCCTGGCGTTCGATCTATCGCTGCGGCTGCAGGACGCCGACATTCACGATCCGGAAACGATGACCGCCACCATTGACCAGGTCAAGGCCATGGCGCTGGCCATGCAGCGGCTGGAGCAGTCGGCGACGATCAACGTGAAGCGGGAGACGGAGATCCGCAAGGCCGCCATATCTGCTGCTGCCGACAAGGTTGAGGAGGTCGCCAGGCAGCAAGGGCTCAACGCTGATCAGGCCGCCTTCTGGCGCCAGCAGGTTCTGGGGGTCCAGTGAGCCAACCCGGCGACGTCCTTCGCATCCTCGACGAGGCTGAGCTTCCGCCCCGGGCGCGCGAGATCCCGACGGTCGGCTTCGATCCGTTGGCCGAGGGTGTGCTGATGTTGCACCAGCGGCAGTGGATCAAGCAGCTGCACGCGCATGACCTGAACATCGCCGAGAAGGGCCGTCGCACCGGGATCACCTACGCCACCGCCCTGGACGACACCATCACCGCGTCCAGCAACCGCTCCGCCGGCGGCGACAATATCTATTATGTCGGCGACACCAAGGAGAAGGGCCTGGAGTTCATCGGCTACTGCGCCAAGATGGCCAAGATCATGGCCTGCGCCATGGCCGAGGGGTGGAACGGCATCGAGGTCTTCCTGTTCGAGGATCAGCAGGACGACGGCTCGAGCAAACAGATCACCAGTTACCGCATCCGCTTTGCCTCCGGCTTCCAGATCGTGGCCCTCTCCTCGAACCCGGCCAATATTCGCGGGCTGCAGGGGATCGTCAACATCGACGAAGCAGCGTTTCACAAGAACGTCCAGGCGGTGATCGACGCTTGCCTGGCGCTGCTGATCTGGGGCGGGAAGATCCGCATCATCTCCACCCACAACGGCATGAAGAACGCCTTTAACCAGCTGATCCGCGACGCCAGGGCCGACCTGAACGGCTTCAAGGTTTTCCACTGCACCTTCGATGACGCGGTGGCCAATGGCCTGTATGAGCGGGTCTGTCTGGTCAAGGGCTGGCAGTCGACCACCGAGGGCAAGCAGCGCTGGTACGACGGCATCATCAAGGGCTACGGCAGCAACATCGCCGCCAAGAAGGAAGAGCTGGACACCATCCCGCGCGAAGGCTCCGGCGTGGCGATCCCCGGCGTGCTGATCGAACAGTGTCAGAAAGAGGTACGGCCGATGCTGCGCCTGGCACTGGAGAGTGATTTCGTTGCCAAGGGGATGGACTATCGCGACGGATGGATTGCCGACTGGATTCTCACCCAGGTCAATCCGGTGCTGCTGCAGCTCGATCCGAAGCGGGCGCACAGCTTTGGCTCCGACTACGCACGGCACGGCGACTTCGCCGTCTTTGCGCCGATGAGCGTCGAGCAGGATCTGCGGCGGCGAGTGCCGTTCCTGCTGGAGATGAAGAACGTCCCGACCCGGCACCAGCAGCAGATCCTCTGGCACATCATCGACAAGCTGCCGCTCTTTCGCAACGGCGCCATGGACGCGACCGGCAACGGCTACACCCTGGCCGAATACACGGCGGACAAGTACGGCCGGCCGCGCATCCTGGAAGTGAAGCTGACCGATGCCTGGTACCGGGAGAACATGACCCCGTTCCAGCAGGCGTTCGAGGACGGCATGTTCGATCTGCCCAGGGATCTCGACGTGCTCAACGATCTGCGCGCCCTGGAGCTGATTGACGGCATCATCAAACTGCCGGCGCTGCGCACCCAGGACACCAAGGACGCCGAGTTCAAGCGTCACGGCGATGCGGCGATCGCCATCGCGTTGGGGCACTACGCGACGCGGCAGGACAAGGTTGCCCAATACGCCTACGAATCGATCCGCCGCGAGCAGGATGACAACCACCGGCCGGGTCGCCCCGGCATGAGCAATACGAGAGGACTCTGGTAATGGCACAGCTCGTCGACCCATACGGCCGCCCGATCGAGACCAAGGAGCTGCTCCGCGAGAAGGCCGCCCCGACCGTGACCGGCATTCGCCGTATCTGGGACGAGACGGTGGCCTCCGGACTGACGCCGCAGCGTCTCGCAGCCCTGCTGCGCTCGGCCGCAGAGGGGGACCATGACGCCTACCTGACGCTGGCTGAGGAGATGGAGGAGCGCGATCCCCATTACGCCTGCGAGCTGGGCAAGCGCAAGCTGGCGGTGTCGCGCCTGCCGATCACCATCGAGTCCGCCGGCGACGATCAGAAGAGCATCGACATCGCCGACGCGGTACGCACCCTGGTCAAAGGGGCTGAGTTCCGGCTGCTGCTCAAGGATCTGCTTGACGGCCTCGGCAAGGGCTATTCCGTGGTTGAGACGATGTGGGACCGCAGCCAAAGCCGGTGGACGCCCAAGCGCTACGAGTGGCGCGATCCGCGTTTCTTCCAGTTCGACCAGGCCGCCCGCCGCGAGATCCGGCTGCGCGACGAGTCCGACCTGGTCAATGGTCTGCCCCTGACCCCTTACGGCTTCATCTGCCATGTCCCCCGGCTCAAGAGCGGCATTCCGATCCGGGGCGGATTTGCCCGGCTGGCGGCCTGGTCCTTCATGTGCAAGGGCTACGCGATCAAGGACTGGCTGGTCTTTGCCGAGACCTTCGGCATGCCGCTACGCCTTGGCAAGTACGGCCCAGGCGCGACCGAAGGCGACAAGGACGTGCTGCGCATGGCGGTGGCCAACCTCGGCACCGACGCGGCGGCGATTTTCCCCGAGTCGATGCTGATCGAGCTGATCGAACGCAAGGGGACCGGTGGAGAGACGGTCTACCAGGTGCTGGCCGACCATCTCGATGCCCAGATCAGCAAGGGCATCCTCGGCCAGACGGCCTCGGCGGCCGGGACGCCCGGCAAGCTCGGCAACGACCAGCTGCAGGCCGATGTGCGCGATGACATCCGCGACGACGACGCGGAGCAGCTCGAAGCCACCCTGCAACGCGACCTGGTCATCCCCTTCGTCGATCTGAACTTCGGGCCGCAGGAGGTCTACCCGACCCTGCAGCTGCGCGCGGTCAAGCAGGAGGATATCAAGACCCTGGCCGATGCCCTCGACAAGCTGGTCCCGCTGGGCCTGCGCGTCGAACAGAGCGTGATCCGCGACAAGCTCGGTCTGCCGGATCCGGACAAAAAGGCCAGGCCCGAGGATCTACTGCAGGCGCCGGCGAAAACGGAGCCGGCTGCCCAGGTCGAGCCGGCGGCCAACCGGGAGCGGTGCGGCTGCCCACATTGCGCGACGGCGTTGAACCGTGTCTCGACGGGAGCCCCCCTTGACGACATGGCCGAGCACCTGGCCGCCCGGGCCGATGCGCCGATGACGACATGGGTCGAGCAGCTGCGGGCGCTGACCAACCAGGCAGGAAGCCTGGAGGAGTTGCGCGACCTGGTGCTGGAGGCCTTCCCGGGGATGGACGTTGGGTCGTTGGCGACAATCCTGGCCGAAGAGGCGATGAAAGCGGAGATGCAGGGCCGCAGCGACGTGAGCGATGGTAACTAAGTCGACCTTCACTCTGCCGTTCAACGAAGCGGCGCGCTTTTTCCAGGCGAAGCTTAACATTCCCACGGCCCGCTGGGACGACCTGTGGCAGGGGCAGCACGCCAAGGGGTTCATGGTGGCCGGGGCGATCCGCGCGGAGCTGCTGGCCGATTTTAGGGCGGCGATCGAGAAGAGCGTTGCCGGCGGGATGACGCTCCATGAGTTCCGCGAACAGTTCGACACCATCGTGCAAAAGCACGGCTGGTCTTACAACGGTGGCCGCAACTGGCGATCGGCGCTGATCTACGACACCAACGTGACCACGGCCTACCAGGCCGGCCGCTGGCAGCAGTTCGTCGAGAGCGGTGCGACGCACCTGATGTACAGGCACGCCGACGGCGTGCTGCATCCCCGGCCACTGCATGTGGCGCTGCACGGCACGGTGCGACCGATCGACGACCCGTTCTGGAAGACGCACTACCCGCCGAACGGCTGGGGATGCAAGTGCCGGGCGGTGATTGCCGATGCCGAAGAGGAAACCGGCGTACCGGCGAGCGCTTCCGATCCGAAGACGATCGACAAGGGGTGGGCCTACAACGTGGGGGAGGCGGGGTTCGGAAGCCCAGCCGAGTGGGCGCCTGATCAGCCGGACAAGTGGCTGCCGTTGGGCCGCGACTTTGCCGACGACTGGGAAACGCTTGGTTTGCCGAAGCGCCTGCCCAAAGCAGCGACGGCAACTCTTCCGGGGAGTGAGACACTGACGCGAGAGGCCATGGTCGACGCTGTAAAACAGGCCATCGGCGGGGAGAGTGCATTTTTCGCCATCGATGGCAACAGCGCACACCCATTCGTGATCAACGTCAACGCCGAATTCCTCGGCCAGCACTTGAAGCTCGATCGCGGCCGCTATCTCCCGTATCTGCGGGAGGTGGTCGAGCAGCCGCAGGAGGTCTGGCTCCGGTTTGAGAAGCATGCGCAGACGGGCAAGGTCCGGCTGGGAATGCAGCTTTTGCGGGCGGTCGAGACGACCGACGGCAAGACCATGATCATGGGTGCCCAGGTCGACAAAGGGATGCTGGAGGGGTGGACGTTCTTCGGGACCGACGCGCTCAACTACATCAACAAGCAACGGTGGGGAAAGCTGATCGTGGGGGGAAAAGAGTGAAGGCCGCCAGGGTTTGGTTCCGGCAGCCTTCCGAGCCCTCTCTCCCGACCGTCCGGGCGGGCCACGAGGCAAGACCATTGGGGAGCGTCCCGGTCTTGACCCGAGTCACCAATAATTTAGCACCTGTCGCGAGCGATTGCAAATGAAGATCACCTGCACCGTCAACGATGCCGAGTTCAAGAGCCTTTGCACCACGCTGCGGCAGCGCATGGGCAACCTGCGGCCGGTGATGGAGGAAATCGGCCAGCGCTACGAGCGGCGGGTGTTGGAAAACTTCGATCGGCAGCAAGCTCCGGATGGCACGCCGTGGCGGCCGGCCAAGGTGGTGAGCAATTACTTGAGCTATGTCGGGACGGCCAAGGGGGGCAAACGCCGCAGTGCCTATACGCAGGGCGGCCAGCTGCGCACGGCTTTCCAGCGCTTTCTGGCCAGCAAGAAACTGCTGGTGCTCTCCGGCCGGCTGCGCTCGCGTATCCATTACCAGGCGGACAATGGCAGCGTGCGGATCGGCGTGGCCGGTATCGAGTATGCCGCGATCCACCAATTTGGCGGGCAGGCCGGTCGCGGCCGGAAAGTGACGATCCCTGCGCGCCCGTTCCTGGCGGTGAACTCCGGGGGGCAGATGGCTCTGGCCGAGCAGGACAGGGTCATGGTGATGGATGTGGTCCGAAAGCATCTTGGGGTGGCATCGCTCTGACCGCCAAATTTGCCCGAGAACGGGTTGGCCCGGCCTGACCCCTGCGGGCTCCCGGGAAAACCGATTCTCGAAGAGTTTAAACAGGGTTTAAACGGGGTTCCTATTGCGGTCGCAAACAAAGTTGAAGGGCTTCAACTGAGGTCGCCACAAAAAGACGTGTACGGTGCGGGTACGCACCGTGGGGAGGAGGACAATTTGAGCAATGGAATGGCCGACAATCTAAAGGCGTTGAACGCGGTCACGCTCCCCGAGGGGTGCGCGGCGCTGGCATTGAATTTCGAGTTGCCGGCCGACGGCAGCGTGCCGGCCGAGATCGAGCTGATCCAGGCCGGGCAGCAACTGGTCGGCCGCGACGGTCGCGCCTGGATCAACGACAACCCGCAAGGGGTGGTGGATTCGCTGCTCTCTCGCGGGGTCGACCTGGTCGTCGATTTCGAGCACGCCACCGAACTCAAGGCGCCCAATGGCGACCAAGCGCCGGCGGCGGGCTGGGTCAACGGCTACGAAGTGCGCGCGGGTGGCGCGGTCTGGGGAAAGGTGTCCTGGACCCCGCGCGGCCAGGAAGCCGTCGCCAATCGTGAATACCGCTATCTGAGTCCGGTCCTGATCTACGAAAAGGCCACCGGCCGCGTCAAGTCGTTGTCCAGCATCGGGCTGGTCAATAAGCCGAATTTGTTTAACAGGGCACTCAATTCTCAACAAGGAGAAACGATCATGTGGAAACAGCTGCTGGCCCTGCTCGCCCTGGCGGAAACCGCCACCGAGGAGCAGGCAATGAACGCCGTGAAGAAACTGCAGGGCGATCTGCAGACGGCACTGAACCGGGCCGAGACCCCCAGTCTCGACAAGTTCGTCCCCCGGGCGGACTACGATGCCGCCGTGAGCCGTGCGGCCAATGCCGAGCAGAAGATCAAGGCGCAGGAAGCCGCCACCCTGGAGACGGCAATCAACGCCGAGGTTGACGCGGCCCTTAAGGCCGGCAAGATCACCCCGGCCACCAAGGGCTTCTACGTGGCGATGTGCCGGCAGGACGGCGGCCTCGACCAGTTCAGGAAGTTCGTCGAGGCGGCCCCGGTGGTCGGCGATCCGTCCGGTCTGGATCACCAGGATCCGAACAAGGGCGGCAAGGCTCTGAACGCCGAAGAGGCGAAGATCGCCGGGATGTTCGGTAACAGTGCCGAGGATCTGAAGAAATACGGCTCGGCGTAAGGCCGGCCCCACCCTTTTACGGAGGAAACCATCATGGCACAGACTGCCGATCGCAACACCCCGCGCAAGGACGCCAAGCTGATTGTCGTTCCTGTCGCCGCCGGCAAAAAGATTTTTGCCGGATCCCTGGTGGCGGCCGACGCCACCGGCTTCGCCCAGCCCGGCGCCACCGCCGCCACCCTGATCGCCCTCGGCCGCGCCGAGCAGTTCGTGGACAACACCGCCGGCAACGACGGCGATCTGTCCATCACAATCCGCCGCGGCGAGGCGTTCAAGTTCAAAAACAGCGCCGGCGACGCCGTCACCCAGGCCGAACTCGGCAAGACCTGCTACATCGTCGACGATGAAACCGTCTCCAAGTCCAACGCCGGCGGCAACACCCAGTCGGCGGCCGGCAAGGTGGTCGGGGTCGAAGCCGACGGCGTCTGGGTCGAGATCCAGTAACCCTTCCCATCACCCTTTACGGAGGATTCAATCGCCATGAAACGTCTGTTCATTTGGAAAGAATTCGCAATCTACGGCCTGCTGCTCCTGGTGGCCGGGATGCTGAACCTGGCCGGGCTGGTCGGCCAGGGTGTGGCCTCCGGCTCGGCGGCCTCGCTGGCGCTGCTGGTCAACGCCTCGACCATCAACAACATCTTCATCAACCTGAAGACCACCTTTGCCAAGGCATTTGATGCCGCGCCAGCGGTTTGGCAGAAAATCGCCATGGAGGTTCCGTCGACCGGAAGCCAGAACGATTATGCCTGGCTCGAAAACTTCCCGAAGATGCGCCGCTGGCTCGGGGACAAGGTGCTGAAAGCTCTTCGTGCCGGGAAGTACGTCCTGATCAACGAGGATTTCGAAGCCACCGTCAGCGTCAAGCGCAACGATATTGATGACGACAACCTCGGGATCTACGCCCCGCAAGCGCAGAACGCCGGCTTCTCGGCCAAGCAGTGGCCGGACGAGCTGGTGTTTGAGAGGGTCAACGGCGCCTTCACCGACGAGTGCTTCGACGGCCAGTATTTCTGCGACACCGACCACCCGGTGATCAATCCCGCCACCGGCGACCCGGTGAGTGTCAGCAACAAGGGGACGGCGGTCCTGTCGTGCGCCACCTTGGCAGCGGCCCAGGCGAGCTTTGGCGCGGCGCGCACGGCCATGAAGAAATTCAAGGACAACGAAGGTCGCCCGCTGAATATCACCCCGAACATCCTGCTGGTGCCGCCGGCCCTCGAGGACGTGGCCAATGTGCTGAAAAACAACGAGCGCCTCGAGGACGGCAAGCAGAACCCCTACCGGGGAACGTTCGAAGTGGTGGTCGATGGCCGCATGACCTCGGACACCGCCTGGTTCCTGCTCGACACCACCAAGCCGGTCAAACCGTTCGTCTACCAGCCGCGCAAGAAGCCGGTTTTCGTCAGCCAGACCGACATGAACGCCGACGGCGTGTTCATGCGCGGTGAGTACAACTTCGGTTGCGAGGCGCGCGGCGCGGCCGGCTACGGCTTCTGGCAGCTGTGCTACGGCTCCACCGGTCTCGGATAAGCAGCAACCATCTGACAACTGATAACCCGGGCTGGCCCGCCAGCCCGGGCTTTTCCAAAAGGAGCAACCATGATCCGCATCACCTCCAGAATTGACGGCTTCCGCCGTTGCGGCGTTGCCCATCCGAAGGCGGCGACCGAATATGCCGACGACCGGTTCAGCAAAAAGGAGCTGGAAGCCCTCCAGGCCGAGCCGATGCTGACGGTCGAGATCGTTGGCGACAAGAAGACCGGGAAGGACAAGTAACCCATGCCGTACAGCACCCTCGCCGACATCCTCGAGCGGATCGCCGAGAAGGTGGTCATTCAGTTGACGGATGACGACCGCCTTGGCGTGGTCGACCAGGGCAAGGTCGACGCGGCGATCGCCCGGGCCGACAAGGAGATCGATGCCTGGTGCGGAAACCGCTACACGGTTCCGTTCGCCGATCCGCCGGCGGTGATCCGCGAGATCTCGGCGGACCTGGCGGTCTATCACCTGTACGCCCGCAAGGTCGACAAGCTCCCCGAGACGAGGGTCGAGGGGCAGAAGAACGCGCTGCGGCTGCTGGAGAAGATCAGCGACGGCAAGGTCTCCCTGGGGACCGCCCAGCTGCCGCCGGCGGCGCCGGCCGCCGTGTCGGGCGGGGCGAGCTTCGTGGCGCCCGATCGGGTCTTCACCCGCGACACGCTGAAGGATATGTAAATGACAATCGCCGAGATCGAAAACGCCTTACTGCAACGGGTGCGGGATCACCTCCCCGAGGTGGAGACCGTCGAGCGCTATGCCGGGCAGCTGGAGCAGGAGATCGACGAGATGCCCTTCGGTTCGTCGGCGGTCTTTGCCCTGTACGACGGCAGCGACATGACGAGGGCCGACAACCAGTTCTTTTTCGACAACGCGGCCATTTCGACCGTGATCGCCTGCCGCAACCTGTCCGGGCGCGGCAATGCCCAGGTCGATGCCTACGCCCTGTTCGCTCAGGTGCGCGACTTGCTGACCAACCAGAAGCTGGGGCTGGAGATCGAACCGCTCACCCCGACCCGGATCGAGCTGGTGTTCGTTTCCGGCCCGTTGTGCGTCTACGGCATCCGTTGGCAGACCGCCTTCGAATACACACCAAGCACCCCGGCCAAGCAATAGCAAGCGGCGGGAAGGAGATCAAACAACATGGCACAAATCACCGTCACAATTCGCAGTGATCGTGGCGAGCTGGGAACCCACCCGAAGTACGGGCCTCTGACGCCCGGCGCGAAGCTGGTCATTGCCGAGGAGGATTTCGGCGCGGAATTGTTCGAGCGCCCGGCGCCGGATTTTCTGTCGCCGCATGAAAAGACCGACCGGGACCGGGCCGCCGAACTCGGGCAAAAAGTCGGCCATCAGGAGCCGCCGCCGAAACAAACGGCTAAAGGCGGGAAAGGCAAGGAGGTGACCGACAATGCCTAGTCCAATTACAGGGTTCGGTCAGACGCTAGGCATCAAAAAAGCCTCGGCCTGGAATGTGCCCGCCGTCTGCGGTACTGGGAATGGTCTGCCGTTTCTCTCTGGCCAAGCCGGCCGCGAAGCCGCCCTGTCCGTCGCCAAGTCGCGCGGCGTCAGTGTCGCCAACAACGCCACGCCCGGCCCGATCGACTGCCAGGCGCCCTACAAGTTCGCGTTGCGCTACGAGGGATTCGACGTCCTGCTGGCCCATTTCATGGGGATTGCCGGGGTACCGGTCCAACAGGGCGCAACGATTGCCTATCAGAACATCCTCAAATGGTCGCCGGACATCTACGGGTTGTTCGTGACGGCGGCCAAGAACATGACGACCTACATCGAGGAGATCCCCACGGCCAAGATCGCGGGCATCACCCTGTCCGGCGAAGTCGGTTCGGAACCGCTGGAGCTGGAGGTCGAGCTGATCGGCAGCAACAAGGAGGTGGCGTCGGTGGTGAACACCTTGGCGACGTTTGCCAACGTGACGAATTACGGCATTCTGCCGCTGCCGACCATGTTCAGCCATCTGCAGTTCCGCATGAACGATCAGAGTGGTCTCGCGCTGGCCGCCGGGGATGTTATTTACCCGTCGAAATTCAGCCTGTCGGCCAAGCGCAACCTGCTGGGCGAGTACACCGGCGAGTACCGGACAACTGGGGCCAACCCGCAGGATCTGCGCGACGAGCCGTCGAACAACGGCCTGCCGGACATCTCCCTGAAGCTGGACTTCGCCAAGCACACGGCCGCGACGTTCCTGACGGCCCTGGGGAACGACACCCGGAAAAAGATGGATATCATTGCCACCGGGCCGCTCATCGCCGACACCTACTACTACCAGCACAAGCTGCAGCTGCCGCACCTGCAGCTGAAAAACGCCAAGCCCACCGACGACCAGGGGCGGCTCAAAGAGCCGCTGGAGTTCCTGGTGCATGCCGCATCGGCCGCACCTGCGGGCATGACCGGAATTACCGATCCGTTCTGGTGGACGGTGATTAACAAACGCACTGGCGATCCGCTGCAGTAACCAACCACACCGGGAGGCGGGCAGTAAGCCCGCCTCCCCTGACAATCAAGGAGAGGTCGCCATGAATATTGCCGTATTGCGTCGCCCGGAACCCGTCGATCGCATTCGTATTTACCCGGGGACCGATGACCTGGCCGCTGTGTATGTGAAATATCTGAACGACGACGAGCGCGCCCAAGTTGGTGTCCTGGTCGACGAACTGGTCAAAGATGAAAAGATGGATCGCGAAACGGCTTCGCGAATCGCCTTTGGCCGAATTGCCGTCAAGGGCATCGAGGTTATTTTCGATGGGGAGGTTGAAATGCCCTTCACCGAAGAGACGGTCGATTTCCTGATGGTCAATGTGCCGGAGTTTCGGAGGGTGGTGTTGACCGCGTCGACCACGCTGCAGCGGACCATCGAAAAAAACTGATTGCCCGCCTCCATGCCCGGCTCGACTTCCCAAAACTCAAGTGCGATCGCTGTGCCGCCACGCAGGAGAAATACGGCGAGCCGCCGTTGTGCCGCACCGAGAAGGGGTGTCCGATCCCGCCGCTGCGTCCCGAGGCGCAGCGGATCATGGAGATTCGCGGGCTCCTGGAAAGCCTGCATGGCCTAGTCGATCCCGGCACCATCTGCCGGATCTACCGGGTCGAGTCAGACGATTTGCTGCTGCTGGCGGCGTATGAAGACGAGTTGAAGCGCTGTTTAAAAGAGCCTGAACAGGACGACGAATGAGCACCAAGCTCGAACTGATCATCACCGGAGATTCAAGCGACGCTACCCAGGCGATCGATGCACTGCAGCGCGCTGGCGCCACAGCGGCCAGTCTCCTGGAGCGTGAGTTCAATCAGCTTGGAATCCAGTCGGCCTTGGCGTTCGAAAATCAGCGCAAAGCGGCTGACAATGCGTTCCAAAAAATCAAGACAAGCGGCGTTGCCACGGCCCATGAGCTGCAGCGTGCTCAAGAGGCCTACGCGGCCACCCTGGCCCGGATTGACAAAGCTGAAGGACTGCACACCACGCGGCTGGAAGAAGTCGACCTTGCGCAGAAGCGTGTTGGGGCTTCCACACAGTCTCTCTCCTCCGCGTATAGTACGCTGGCCGGAGTCATGGCGGCGATGGGGGTCCAACGGTTCGTCTCGCAGATGGTCGACGCCAAGGTGGCGATCGACCGGATTGACGCGAGCCTGAACACCACCTTTGGTCAAGCGGCTGGGGCAGAATTCCAATTCGTCGCCAGAGAGGCCGACCGACTTAATCTCTCTTTGACCGGCACGGCGGAAAGCTACGCCTCTTTCGCCGCCGCCACCAAGGGAAGCGCCCTCGAAGGCGAAAAAACCCGCGCCATCTTCACCGGCATTGTCGAAGCGTCCACGGCCCTCGGGCGGTCTGCTTACGACACGGCCGGCATGATCAACGCCCTCCAGCAAATGGTCAGCAAGGGGAACGTCCAGGCCGAGGAATTGCGCGGGCAGTTGGGCGAGCGGCTCCCCGGAGCGTTCAGCTTGGCCGCCAAGGCCATGGGTGTTACGGAACAGCAGCTGAACAAGATGCTGGAGCGCGGCGAGGTGCTGGCGTCGGATCTGCTGCCACGGTTGGCCGCCGCGCTGCACGAGAAGTACGGCCAGGCCGCCAAGGATGCCGCCGACAAGATGCAGGGGGCGCTGAACGAGGCGGGCAATGCCTGGGACGCCCTCCTGCGCAAATCCGGAGACAGCGCGCCGCTGATCGGCACCGTCAACGCCACGACCGCAGCAGTCAAACTGCTCACCGAAAACCTCGACGTGGCGGTGGCCGGGATGACGGCGCTGACGGCCGGGGCGGTCATTACCAATCTCGGCACCTTGGCTACGCTCATGAAAGCGGCGGCCGGGTCGGCGGCGCTGATGTCCGCCGGGGTGGCCGGTCTCGTCGGGTTGGTCGGCGGCGGGGCTTATCTCGCGGCCCGAGAACTCCTAAAAGTTGGCGATGACGCCCTGTTTGACGGAAAGCTTGGTTATGGCGAGAAGAAGCTGAAGGAGGCACAGCGGTACGCCGAAGAGATCCGAAAAATCAAGGAGAAGAGCGATGCAGCGACAGCCGCCGCCATGTCCGTTGGCCCTGCCGGGCTTGGCTCTGACGCGCTGGCCAAGCTGAGGGAAGAGCAAGAAAAACAGCACGCCAAGGCCGTCAAATCCGGGGAAGATGCGCTAAAGAGTTACAGTGCCGCACTGAAGGATGTCGGCCGGGAGCAGATGCGCCAGGCCGAATCGGGCTTTGCCCGCGACATGGAGCGGCAGGCGGAATACTTTGAGCGCACGGCGACGGCGGCCAGCAACCTGACAGCACCGATCCAGAGTTATCTGGCGGTGATCGACCAGGTGTACGGAGCCCAGAAAAAGGGGCAGGAAGACATCCTGGCGACGCTGGTGCAAATCGGGGCGACAGAGGCCGCCCGCCTGCAGCAAGAAATCAATGTCAGTGCCGCCGAAAAGACCCTGCTGGAAGGGCGCCGCAAAGCGTGGGAAACCTATGCCGGCGATGTCGAAAAGCTGGTCGGCACGGCCTGGGACAATCTGGCCAAGAAGGAAGAGGTGTTGCTGCAATCACGCTTGGCGGCGCAGGCGATCAAGGACGAGCTTGGCGCCATCGCCAATCCGAAGCTGGAAAAAGACCCGTTCACGGCGCGGCTGGATCAGCAGGATGCCTTGCGGGAGATGGAACGCAAGGCCCTGGCAACGACCAATCCCGAAGAAAAGCTGCGGCTGCTGGATGCGGTGGTAAAAGGCTGGGCGGCGCTGAAAACCGAGGTCAAGGACGGCGACACGGTTCTGATTTCCACTCAAGATGCGGCAGCGACGGCGCTTGACAATGTAAATCGCGTCAATCAGGAGATCGACGCGCTCAGGGTCAAGCAGACCGAGCAGGCTGCCGAGCAGGTGCAAAACCTGACGATGGTCAAGGGGGAGGCCGAGGCGGCCATCAAGGCGCTGAACGCCCAGCTGATCGACCTCGACACGAAGCTCGCCACCATGGCGCTGAAGACCATCACGGTGGAGGCCAAGGACCAGGCCACCTCCGAGATCAACACGATCCAGCAGGCGCTCGAAAAGCTCAAGGACAAGACCGTCACCATTACCACCCGCTATGTCAATAACATCCCCGGCCGCGGGTCGCAGGGCCAATCGCAAGGGAATGGCGGCGATGCCGGCGGTGGTTCCTCTAAAGGCGGTGGAGACGCTGGCGGCGGTGATGGGGGTGGTGATGGCGGCGGGGGCTCTGGGAGCGATGCCTCTTCTTCGCAGTCGCTTGCGGCAGGGCCGACGCCAAGGTCCAGGGAATTTATCCCCAAGACGAAAACGCCGGCGACGAGCGGTTCAGGGCAGCCAAAACCGGCTGGCTCCGCGTCTCAGGTGATCCAGTTCACCGGGCCGATCAGCTTCGCCTTCCCCAACGTAACCAATGTGAACGACGTCCGCGAACTGGTCCCAGAAATTGCGCGGCTGCTGCGCGAGCGCTATCGCATTTCGATGACAGGGTAAAGCATGCCGCACGCCTTCATCCATACCAACGTCACCGTGCTCTTCAGCCGCAATCCGACCCGTCCCAAGCCGGGGCTGGCGATGATCGGCGCCGAGGATCAAACCGCCGGCGGGGTGCGCGTAGGGTTTGATCCACTGACCGGCGTGGAAACCCGTTTGCTGCCCTGGTCGGCGATGCCGGATGCCGAACTGGCGGCGCTGCTGGCGTTCAAGAATACGATCGTCAAAGGCAGCTCGGAAACGTTCACCTGGTTGTCGGCGTCCGGGGTGGCAAAGACGGCGCGGTTGGCCAGCGGCGAGATCACCTACACCGAGATCGCCCACAATGCCAACCAGGTGGATGTTTTGGTGGAGCTGGTATGAGCCGCGACCTGTACACGCGCGAGACGCCCTGGAGCGTGGCGGCCTTTGCCCGGGCCTCAACTGCCTACGGGCAGGACGGCAGCCAGGTGGCGAATGGCGTCGGGCGCTATGCCTTTATCGATCCGGTGGTGATCCCCGGCACGGTCAACCTGATCCCCCTTGCCAGGCAGGACTTCTCCGGCTGGACGGCGCTATCCGGGGCCACGGTGACGGTCAGCCAAAACCAGATGGTGCCCGAATGGGGGACCGTCAAGGCGACGCGGCTGCAAAGCACCGGCGGCAGCTCGACCGTCAAGTATTCCCTGGCCAATATCGTCAACCCGTCCGTGGCCGGTCAGCCGTACACGGGCAGCCTGCTGGTCAAAAACATCGGCGCCAAGGCGGTGGTGATCTCGTTGAGCCTGCCGGGTGCAACGACGGTGACCATCAACCCGGGGGAGGTCAAACCCGTGGCAGTCAGCGGCACCGGCGATGGGGTCACGGGCTTGAACCTGCGCTTTGGTACGGCAGCGGCCGGTGATGACTTCGACATCCTGGCCTATCAACCCCAGGCCGAGAATCGCAGCACGGCGACGCCGTTTACTCCGAACAGCCGCAATGTGGCCCTGGCTGCCGGGCCGAATGGCCGCGGCCTGCTGATCGAGGGGGCTGTGACCAATCTGATTGCGCTGGCGCGGCAGGACTTCTCCGGCTGGACCGAGCTGTCCGGAGCGGTGGCGACCATCACCCAGAATCAAGCGGTTCCCGAGTGGGGGACGTCGGCGGCGACGCGGGTGCAGACTGCGGGCGGCTCGTCAACGGCCAAATACTCCCTGGCCAACATCGTCAACCCGTCGGTGACCGGCCAGCCGTACACGGGGCTGCTGAAAATCAAGAATATCGGCGCCAAGGCGGTGGTGATCGGGTTCAGCCTGGCGGGGGCCATCTCGGTCACAGTCAATCCCGGCGAGACCAAGGACGTCAAGATCACCACGACGGGCGATGGCGCGACCGGTCTGAACCTGCGCTTTTCCACGACGGCGGCCGGGGATGCAATCGACGTGCTGGCGTGGCGGCCGCTGGCGGCGGCGACGGCGCGCACCACCAGCTGGCACGAAAGCACCCGGGTGGCGGAAACGCTGACCCTGCCCGCCTCGGTGCTGCCGGCGACGGGCGCCGCCGGCAGTTGGGAGCACGACCTGGTCCCCGGCGCAACGGCGTATCTGCAGACCAGCCCCAAGCCCCGCCTGTTTTCCCTCGAGGGGAGCAGCGGCTACATCACGGTGCGGCATGCCAGCGATTCCGCCTCGTTTGAACTGGTCTTTACCGATGGAACCGCGACTACGACCGCAACCTTTGCCGATACGCTGATCCCTTCCGCCAAGGTGCGCCTGAGCCTGACCTGGAATGCCACGGTCGCCAGGCTGTTCGTCGACGGGACCGAGGTGGCCACCATCAACACTCCGGCGTTGCCGGCGGCATTTACCGGCGCGGAGATCGGTTACAGCGTGGCCACAACCTATGCCGACAGCCTACACCAGACGGTGCGGATCTCGTCACGGGTGCGTGCCATCAGTGAGGTCAAGGCGTCGATCGGCAAGCCGCTGCGGATGGACAATGCCACCAAGGGCCTTTGGCTGGTCCCGAATAATGGCGAGGCGCTGCTGGTGCGCTACACCGATCAGAGCGCCCAACTGCCGGGGGCGCCGCAGCGCCCGCACAAGGTGGTCGACAGTTTGCCGCAGCAACGCGGCCGGGATTCGCTCGGCAATCCGTATATCTATCACCACGGCGGGGTGCGGCGCGTTCGCCAGGAGCCGCAATACATCCGGCTGACGGAGACCGACCTGGTCAACCTGACGACCTTTGTGCAAACGGGCCTGGGCGGGGTTCGGCGCAATTGCACCTGGGTCGATTTCGACGGCACGGCCCGAACGGTGCGTTTGCTGACTGGAAAGCTGGATCCGGTTCCTGACAACGGGTTCTACGCGGTGGTGCTCCCCTCGGAAGAGGAGATCGCACTATGAAAACGTTCCCCGCCGGGTTCGCTACCGAGATCGCCAAGAAAACCGGCATTGCTCCCATCTGGATCTGGAAGCTGGTCGTCAATGGCGTGACCTACTGGATATCCGACCACGCCCGGCAGATCGCTTCCTGGCAAGGCGGCGTGACGCTGCTTCCCTGGGTGAGCAAGTTCGGGCAACTCCGGGAAGGGCTTGAGGGGAGTCTGGAAGAGATCCGGATTGCGGACTACCAGCTGGATCTGCTGGCAGATCCGGATGCCAACCCCAACATCATGACTCTGGCGACGGGATACCCGCTTGGGAAAGACGCCTGTTCCCTGTATCTGTGGCTGGCCGGGCTGGACCCGGCGACCGCCCCGCCCCAGGAGCTGGCCAGGGGATTCGTGACGGACGTTTCGCTCCCCGACCAGACGCGGGTGTCCGTGTCGGTGGAAGACGAATCAAGCCGGCTGCGCCACAAGTACCTCGGCACGAAGATCACCACCGCCACCTATCCCAATGCCGATCCGGACGACGTCGGGCTGATCATCCCGCTCGTGTTCGGCACGATCAAAAACGGCATCACCCGGGCGCTGCGGGCCGGGCTGCTGACCACGCTCAAGACCGCCATCACGGCCGGGGCGACCTCCTGCCAGGTGGCCCGCGCCGATGGCATCACGGCCAACATGGTCTTTAGGATTGGCGACGAGGATATCACGGTCACGAACGTCAACGGGGACACCCTGACGATTACCAGAGCCCAGAACGCAACGCCGCACGAGGCCGGAGATCGCCTGTTGGAGCGGGTGACGAGCCCGTTCGTCTTTGCCGTTGCCGATCATGCGGTCGGCAACTTGGCCAAGGTGCTGGTGCGTGCCGGCGACATCGACATTGATATTACCGACCAGTGCACCCGCTACACCGGCCAAGGGGGCAGCCAGTACAGCACTTATGGTTCCCGGGCGCTGGTCACCATCTCCTTGGCGCAGGCGGATAACATTCGCAATCGAGTGGCAAAGCTCAAAAACTCCCTGGCGGTTGTGAACCCAACGCATGCCCACAGCAACACATCGACCGCCAACCAGATTGCCAGCAATGTTGGGACTGATTACACCAACGGCATGAACGGAATTGCGACCGTTATTCCTGAATATCCTTATCTAGGCGAAGTGATTCAGCAGACCACCACTATGCAAATTCATTGGTGGGGCGGCGATCTCAATTCCGAGGTGAGAATTAACGGTGTGCTTGTCCGGACTGGCTATTCGTCCGGATGGTACGATTGGTCTGGGTCAACCGTCGGTGATGTCTGGGCATCTCATGAGGCAGGTGGAGGGGCCACCCCATATATAGAATTGGTTTCGTGCAGCCGTGATTTGACCTATGCCCCCCAAGGCGCCGCCGTGGCCCAGGAATCGTATTTAACCGGTTCGGTCAACTCCGTGGCCGACGCGCTGATCGGCGGGAGGATCCTGGCCGATGTGACCAACACCCGCACCGCCGCTCAGGTGTTTGACGATCTGCTGGCGCTCTGCGGCACCTACAGCGCCACCCAGGTGGTCGGCAGCCTGCCTGGTTCGTATGCCGTTAATGGCGAAATTATCGACTATCAAACGGCCGATAAAGTGTTGAACCAGATCGCGTTCGAACTGCGCAGCTATTTCCGCCTGGCAGCGGGGGTGCCGAAACTGATCGTGCGCCCGGACACCTTGACCAGCGCCAGGACCATTGCGGCCTGCCGGGTCACGGACGATGGCCGCCGGATTCACTCCCGCCGAAAAGCCCCGCTCGACCAGGTGATCAACAAGATCAGCGTGCTTTACGAGCGCGACTGGACCAAGCCGCGCGGTGCCGATGCCTATCGAAAAATCACCGACGTGGCGACCGATGCAACCTCTATCACCAATTATGGCGAGCGTGAGCGGCCGGAGCTGTTTCAGATGGATTTTTGCACCGACGCCACCATGGCCGCCAGTGTCCGCGATTTCTATCTGGCCAAGCGTAAAAACCGGCCGATGATCCACACCAGCAGGGTCTTCCTCGATCAAGCCCTGCTCGAATTCGCCGATGTGGTCACACAGGGTTTTGCCGACAACGTGGTCGGCGAGGTCCAGCAAGTTCAATTCAGCCCGGGGAGCATCACCGATATGGATGTCATTGATCTCGTTGTGGAGGTGCCGTAATGCCCGTAACGATCACGGTGAAACGCAAAGATCTGCCGGTCTCTCGGCCGCAGACCATCAAGATCGGGACCGACTGGGAAGGTGAGAAGTTTTATCACAAGAACCCTGACGGCTCGGCGATCAACCTGACCGGGGCGGTTGTTTCCGGGCGGCTGCAGCTTGCCAACGGCACGGTGATCGATCTGGTCATGGTCGTGGATGCGGCTGCCGGCAGCTACACCCCGACGCTGCCGAAAGAGACCACGACCAGCTTCACCGCGCAGACCGCCAAGTACGAAATCGACGTGGTCGACAGCCTCGGCAAGAAGCACTGTTATTGGGACGGGCCGGTGACCATTAAACCGACCATCCCGGCGGCGGGAGCCTGACATGGCCGGGGAAGTTCATCTGGTTGTCGAAGAGGACGTCGTCGAGATCTGCGAGGTCGCCGAGCAGGGGCTTCCTGGCCCGCCTGGCTATGGAATGACGCCGGACATCGTCGCGGCGATCGCGGCCGCCGAAAACCCTTCCGGAGAGAACCCTTTTGGGACGATCAGCGCGATTTCTGCCCGGATTGCCGCTCTGGTCAATTCGTCCCCGGCCACCCTGGACACTTTGAACGAACTGGCGGCAGCTCTTGGCAATGACCCAAATTTCGCCACAACAATCGCCACCGCGTTGGGCGGCAAGGAACCGACTCTTGCGACCATGACGCAACAGCAGGCCGAGGATCAATCCAGTACGGCGAAGGTGGCCACCACGGGACAACGGATCTGGCAGGCCATTGCAAAGTGGGCGGATACGGGACTCAACGGGAAGTTAAACGCATCCGGTGGCACGGCGACCAACCTCAGCGAAACCAAGCAGCCGCCGATCACCGGGAGCGTCAGCAATATCGACTGGTCGGCCGGGCATACCACAATTAACTACGCCGGAAACACTGCTATTGCTGCAATCAACAACGTCCCGACAAGTGGGCGGGCGTGGCACTCTATGATGTTCCGACACAATGGGGGGATAAGAACTCTCACGTTGCCGGCTGCTGTCGTGAATACTTATGTCCTACAGGGCACGGCGAATGGGTATGACCGTCTGGTGTTTGAAGCCCATAGCGCAACTGAAATTTACGTGACTGTTGTGGAGAGCAAATGAGCGGGCTGATGGGGTGTTTGCGGAAACCGCCCACGGCAGTCGGGCACCGTTACGTGCGCCTGTTGGCAACGGATGTTTCGTGGACCAACTATCTCAGCTCAAATCCGTATTTTCAGACGCTTTGGCAGATTTCCTTTTTTGCCTCTACCGACGGAACGGGAACAGACCTATGTATTGGCAAAACCGCCTCTGCCAAAAGTTTTTACGCGGCTGGTTATGAAGCGTCCAAGGCGAATGACAATAACATCAACACCCGATTCGCTACAGCTCAGGGGGCAGAGGGTCTTGTTGCTCAATGGTGGATGATTGATGCTGGAGTCGGCAACACCATTGATGTTCGGTCGGTAAAATTAGCAGGCTTCTACCTGGCTGGAACCGGATATTTGTACGCCAAAAGTTTTGCTTTGCAATGGTCTGATGACGGAACGAACTGGACGACAAAGGCAACATTCAACACAACGCAGCAGCCGGATAAAACCGTGCAGACCTTCCAAAACTTGTGAGGCAGCTCATGTACCGAACCAAAAGCAATCCGCTTGATCTCATTTTGCAGCCGCTCGAACTGGTGGATGCCGACGGAAACCGCACGGTGCGATCGATCCATGGGGAGTTTTCCGCCGAGCAGATGTTTGCTCACGGCTACTACCTCGACGTTGCTCCTGAGTTCGATCCGTCAACGCACAAGCTTGGCACGGTGCCGACCTGGAACGAGGAGGCCGGGACGGTGACGCTGGCGGCGGTGGCAAAAAGCGAAACCGAGATCATGACTGAGCGGCGGGCCTACTGCGACCAGATCAAAGAAGCCGGGAAGGCTTATCTCTACGCGCAGATCGATGCCGACGGCATTGCCCTGGTCGAACGACTGGTCGCCGCCGGCCACCCCTATGGCGTCGCCAACAGTCAATGGTGCATCGATCTGCGCAAGGAACAATACCGAAGAATGGCGGTGGTCGAGGCTGGCGTGGAAGACTTCACGACAGAGATGCTGAACTTCAGCAGCCACGGCGAAAAACCCTACACCGTTGTCCAGATGATGCTGGCGGCGGGGATGTAATGAAAAGATAAGAGAGGGAGCGGCCTGCCCGGTGCGGGGACACCGAACAGACCACCGAGATCACAGACGAAACCTGTGAGCCCAGCCAAGGCTCCCCCACCCCGTGCACGAGGCGGGCCGAGCCTGGCATAGCGTAATGACAAAATACGACGCTTTGGAGGCTCACCATGCACAAACCGATTATCCCATGGATCGGCGGTAAACGCCGGCTGGCTAAACAACTGCTCCCGCTTTTCCCGGAGCACACATGTTACTGCGAACCGTTCTGTGGAGCGGCCGCCCTGTTCTTTCTCAAACCGATATCAAAAGCCGAGGTCATCAATGACCTCAATAGTGATTTGGTCTGCCTGTACCGCGTGGTGCAACACCATCTTGACGAGTTTGTCAGACAGTTTCGTTGGGCTTTGGCCAGCCGCGAGATATTTAAATGGCTGAACGACACGCCACCGTATGTGCTGACTGACATCCAGCGCGCTGCTCGCTTTTACTATCTGCAGCGGACGTGTTTTGGGGGGAAGGTAAACTGCAGGACGTTTGGTGCCGATCCGAGCGGCCCGCCCCGGATCAACCTGCTTCGCATTGAGGAAGATCTCAGCCAGGCTCATCTTCGGCTGGCTAGGGCAACGATCGAGCACCTCCCGTGGGAAGAATGTATATATAAGTATGATCGCCCGACGACCTTCTTCTATCTTGACCCGCCGTACTGGCAAACTGAAGGATATGGCGTGCCCTTCCCATGGGGAGAATACGAGCGCCTGGCAGATGTAATCCGGAATTTGAAAGGTAGAGCCATTCTCAGTATCAACGATCATCCTGATATTCGCAGGGTGTTTGCTGGTCTGGAAATGACCTCTGTCGGAATCAATTACACGGTTGGAGGTGGGCGGCGCGGGGGAGTGAGGGGGGATGAGAAACCAATCTAATTGAAATTGCGAAAACTACGGTTGGCGATTGTTGACAAATGGTTTACGGGAGGGGAAATATGGTGGCAGCTCAAACCTGTTTTGAATAGCAGCAGGCTAG